AGGCGATAGTATACCGCACCGTTTGGTAATAAGGCGTGAAACAAGATGGCTTTGCCGGAGATTGATGCAAACCCGAAGACCACACACTCCTCACTTTCTCCATGATGATTTTTAAGATCATAAAGATACTCTTTCCTAACGGAACAATACAGTGGTGGTATATTTGAATTAAGATATGCCATAATTTATCCATAGATATCACCCCAGGTTTTACCTGATTCATAATCTACTTTATTTGGTACTGCTAATGTAACAGCATTTTCCATGATTTCAATTATTTTTTTAGCCTGTTCTGGAGATTTAACAGAGATATCTAGTTCATCATGTATCTGGATATGTGGTATAATTCCTTCATTATATAAATCTAGCATCGCTTTCTTGGTCATGTCCGCTGCGGAACCTTGAATTAATTTATTTAATGCTTTGTAAGTCATAGCTCTTTTAATTCTTCCCCGACCATAGGTTCGTTCTGCCTCTTCAAGAGTCATTGGTGTATGCATACCAAATGTTTTTGGTTCCCATTTATTAAATCTACATCGTCTACCTAATAAAGTTCCAAGAGATCCAGAAATTTGTACATCCGCTGAAGTTCTATTCATTAGTTCTTTAACAAAAGGTACATTCTCATGATACTGATTAAATAAATTTTCCGCTTCTTGTTTCGTACTCAAACCAAGTTCAGCTTGTAATTTTGCTTTCCCCATACCATAAAATAATCCTAAGTTAATAGTCTTCGCTTGGGATCTAGAGATGCCCGCCATGTCAGCAACCGTTTGATGAAAGTCTACCTCATTGTTTTTAAATTTTTCTACCATCTTAATAACAGATTCATTAAAACAAATAGGTTCTGTAGAAGCCGCATAGTGAACAACCAATCTAGGTTCTTGCTGTGAATAATCAAAACAACCCCAAGTATGATTTTCTTCTGGTAAAAACAAACCTCTAATCATAGGACCTAATTCTTTATTACGCGCTGGAATTTGTTGTAAGTTAGGATTAGAATAACTAAATCTACCGGTAACGGTTCCCCCTTGATCAGATCGAATAGGGTTAATATCCGCATGAATACGTCCTTTATGAGAGTGTTTTAAAATAGTATCAATAAAAGTAGTGTGAGCCTTGTTTAACTCCCTAGCTTTTGCTATCTTCTGTACTAAAGGATGTTTATGTTCTTGAAGAAAATTTTTAGTGAAAGAAGGAGCCTGTGTTTTCTCTGTTAACTCATAAGGTAAATTTAGTTTTTGAAAAACTTTGGCAATGGATTTTGCTGCCCATATTTGAGTGTCTATTCCTGTTCCTTGTTGTACCTCTCTTAACAATATTTTTTCTTGTGTTGATAGTTTTTCTTTCAATTTGTGAGCGCTTTCAACATCTACTCTCACGCCTTTAAATTTCATATCAATCAAACAAGGAAAAAGTTGAGTTTCTAAATCAAATATTTCTGTTAAATTTTGTTTGTTAATTTCTCTAGATAATACTTTAAACAATTCTAAGGTTAGTTCCGCATCTTTTTCTGCATAGCTTCCTACATACATAGCCGGAAGTTTATACATTTCTGATTTTGCGTCTACTCCAGCTGCTTCGGCTGCTTCTTTTAAACCTCGTTCATCTTTAACTTCTCTTAGATATTCATAGCCAATACTATTTAAAGTATAAGAGAAACGATTCTCATCAATCAAAGATGACATCACCATAGTATCTACAATATGGCCATTGATGTGGATCCCCGCTGCTCGAATCCAGCACACATCATACATAGCATTGTGAAATATTTTAGCGGCATCGGTTGCGCACACCTCTTTAAACCATTCTAATACAATAGTTTTATCTAGGTTTCCTTCTCTATGAGCGATAGGATAATAACCAGACCAGCCTTCTACGGCTACTGCAATACCAATAATTTCTCCGTGACCAATAATGGCCCCAGATCCTTTTGTTTTTAAATCAGGATCTCTAGTTTCTAAGTCAATCGCAATATATTTTGCTTTACTTAAATCGGGAAAACTATCTGGACATATCCACTCTGTTGCTGCTTCAAACATAAAAATAAAAATAAATAACACACATGGTTACTAAAAGAGCAAAATTCATGTAAGGCTCCACCCGATTTTATTTCTAAGACTCATTTTTTAACCTTTCTATTTCTAATTCACAATAATGAATTACTTTTTTTAAATCTTCCACTCCGTTTTTATCTTTATAACGAACCACGTACTTGATAACATTTCCCTGAAAGAAACTCAAGTCATTCGCAGTAATAAAAGTATAGGGTTGAATTTTATGTTTAGAATAATGATTTCCACCTTCTTGCCTAGAGGTTGGAAACAATCGGTCCATATCTTCTTTAGTCGTCATATGTTTTATACTCCTTTTGTAGTTCTTCGTTGCAATGCCAACAGTTCATATTATTTCTTCTCCTATGTTGTATTGGTAATCGTAATCATGATTCATGATGTACAATGTTTCTTTGGCTCTCGTTACTCCCACAAAAAACAAACGGTGTTCTGTGTCTTTATCTCGGAGAGCCGAGTCATAGATAATTTTTTCTAAGTCTGTAAATAAAATAACATTATCGCACTGTTCTCCCTTTACTCCATGAATAGTAGATATTTTAATTCTAGAAGGTTGGCTTAAATCTTCTCCTCGTTCTAACAAATCTTTAATATATAATTTTTGTTCCTCTTCTATGTTTAATAGCTCCCAGCTGCCCGTCACTTGTAGCCCGTGGTTAAGCATAAGCTCATCTAAATCAACCGTGTCTAATCCCTCTAAAGACTTGCCACCAGAGAATCTAAACTTAACCTGTTCATCTTTATAAGTTAAATATTCATATACTAATTGTGCTTCACTAGCAGAAACACTAGCACCTTTGTTTAATCGATCCCAAATATTAATAGCTTCAATAAGTTCTAAAGGTAGTAAAGGATTATATTTACAATTAAATCTGTGTCCTAATGTCAGCATATGATCCACAATAGGTTTCATTTGATTATTAGTTCTGGTTAATATCATCCAGTTTCCTTTACTAAAATCAATATGTTCTAAAGAAGCATCTTCGATAACTTCTCCTTCAGCGTCTCTTGGTATCCAAACCTTATCTCTTCGTTGCTCTACGTTAGATAAGATGCTCATAGCTACTCGATGCACGCTTCTAGGGACTCGTCTAGATTGCTCCTGTGCATCTAGGGTCCCTTTTAGATTAATAAAAATAGTAGGATCAGCACCTTGAAACGAATAAATTGTTTGATCGTCATCCCCTGCAATATAGGAACGCTTACATCGGGATTCAATGTAAAAAAACATATCCCATTGCAAGGGACTTAGGTCTTGTGCTTCGTCAAGAAAGACTGCGTCGAGGGAGGGACATTTATCTTTCTTAACAAACTCGGATATCATGTCTGAAAATTCATACATGTTAAAATCTCTTTTATAATCGTCTAAGTCCTGTTTAATCTGCTGACATAAACCCATATCAATAGAATCAATAATATCTAATTCTAATGCCGCATCTTCTAGTTCTGTAATTTTTTTAGATTTAGCATATTCAATGACTTTCATATAATTGTTTCTATATTCAGGTACCCCATTATCTCCCGTAACGGTTTCAAATTCTAAGTCCCTACAAATCTGAGAATAGTTTTTAAAACCATTCCAGTTATTTCCCTGTAGCAGTTGGGTGTTAGTATTAATTTCTAGTTCCCTAGTGCCTAAAGAATGTAGGGTGCTAACGACAATATCTTTACTAGGATATAATTCTTTAATTCTTTTTCTTGCTTCATTAGCTGCTGCATTACTAAAAGAAATATAAATAATTTTACTGGGATCTGTTGTGATCAATTCATTAGCTAGATGGTGATTAATCAAACGATAAGTTTTTCCTGTTCCCGGAGGTCCTGGAATAATAGTTCTATTTAAAGGGAGCATCTTTAGCTTTGTTCTTTCTTATATTAATTGAGTCTAACTCAATCTTATTTACTTCCCAAATTCTTTCTGTTTTTTCATCTATTTTCTTAAATACCTGCTTACCATCAAATAGATTCTGCACTAATCTCATGGTCTTATTTTTTGGATAAGTTTTATCTGGCCAAGACTTAGTTCTAATTAAGGATCTCCAGAAGTCTTTCCATCTAAAATAACAAACACCATCTTCCACAAATGCTTTTGATTTTTTAATATCGGACATAGATTTACCAGGCGCCCTACTTACAAAATCTACTAATACTTCTTTTAATTGAATATCTATTCTCATGTCATCGGGAGCCGGTAAGGGTTCATCCATCTCGTTTAATAATTTAGAAATCATTTTTCTCCATGAGAGTTTAGAAATAGGAAGTAAGGGTTTATTTAGTTGAGTTAAACAAACAACAGAAAATTTTTCTGGATCATGTAATATCTCAGGCTCTACTTCTAATGTTTCTCCATCTACAGTTACAAAAAATAAAGGTGGATCCGAATCTAGCTTTTTAATTTGTGTAATCTCTGGCATAGCTGCACCTTCTTTCCCATACTTTCTAGTATGACAAAGTTTTTCCTGACAAAATCCACAGATAGGTTTGTCGTTACATTTGTAATCGTAATTTTTTTTTTCAATAGAGTTAATAACACTGATTACATCATTAGCTTTTAGGGGAGGATTAATATATCTTGGTATGTTATATTCTTCAACTTTATTTTTCCAAGTATCTGGATTAACTTTTCTTAAATAAACTCCGATATTAAATAAACCATTATTTCTTCCTGCATGATCTACATCTTCTCCTTCTACAATAGCCCCATTAGATAATATGGTTTGTAAACAAGGTGGTCCATCAGGAAAAATAGTTTCTTCAGTTTGATTCTTTTCAAATTGAACATCTATTAGTTGATTTTTTGTTAAAACATGTTTATCATAATAAGCCGAAAATTCTTCCATCTTTAATGCTTTGCCTGCATCATCAAATGCATAACGAACGGAACGATTTCCACCATGATAAGGCATATTTAAAAAATTACCCACATCTCCTCGTTCTGCTTTCACACTATTTTGTTTAGGAAATATTTCCGTCTTTGCATATCCTAATACAGATGCCATTGCTTGCAACTTGGCTCTCATTAAAGATGCTGGTACAAACTCACTAGTAAAACAAAACACGTGGGCTCCACCTGATTTAGATCTACAGAGAATTAAAGGTAAATTTAATTTTCTTATTTTTTGTATGAAAGCAGTATGATCAAAATTATATACATCAATGTCCATCGCTCCCCACCTACATTCGTTGTTCTCGTTAATAGGAACAATTCCTAAAGCGGGTTCTACTCCATCAATATGTGATTGCCATAACTCATTTGTTATCGGCTGTTTAATAGTAAATGATCTTACTTCTTGTTTTCCGTTTGGTCTAATCTCGGAAGTTTTTTTAGTTTGACCGTAGGCAGTTTCCAAGCCTTTAAAAATTTCACGTAATCTTTCTAACATATATCCCTCTTAAATTTCTTTGGGTGGTATTGCTACCACCCAATTGTCTTAATTACTTGCTTAAACTTGCGTTAAAGTCTTTCGCTCTTTGATATAAAGTGACATCTACGACAGGTCCTACTGTTTTCACAGCATAACCATACCAAGAATTACCTTTACCCGTATTTAATACGGTAGAAATGTTATACAAGTGACTGTAAGAAGCTGGTGTAAAAGAACCATTTTCATCTTTTAGCACTTGAGACATTTGTAAAGACTGCCACTTTCTACTTATTTTACCTTGAGAAGAACTCATAGATATCAAAGCAGTTTCAGCCAACCCCTCATCTCCCACGATGAGTACGTAATTTTGATGCACTGTTAAAATATAATTACCGGATTGTAATCTATCTTTACCTGCATCTTTAGTTGTCTTAGTTAGAATATCAGAAGTATCCGGATAAATTTGTTCCGGTCTTCCTGAGCCTGTACCAAAGTCAGCCCATTCTTGATATTCTAATTTGTAGTAACACGGTATTACATTAATACCTGCATCACCTGCATACAGTTTTTTGGTAACTGTATTTAATAACATTCCAGGTTCTGCACTTTCTACGTAATTTTGATTACGTTTTTGTGCTTCTCCTGAACTGTTTTGTAAAAGTTTCAAGATTGGTAAGGCAAGACTTTCTTGTCTTATATTCTCAAAACCTTTCTCGGCGTCTTCTCTAAATAATATAGCAGAAGGCATCGGTGCCGCTTTTTTTACTTGTACTTCGTTCATATTTAACTCCTTGTTATTTTTGTACGGTTACCTTCGTAAGTTTTAAAAAGATCAGAGGGCATCTCTTGTCCAGATTCGAGATACTCTCTGACCACAGCCTTGAGTGTCTGGGAATGTACACCAATTTTCTGGACTGGTTCAAAACCCTGACCTCGTGCAAGGACAGCATAAGTTGCCGCCTTGTTATCTTCGCCACGACCAAAGGTAACAGTGATATCATTTTTAATAATATCACCTCGACCGTTATTGCGAAGCCATTCAAAAGCCTCCTGTTGTCTATCTTCAGGAATAGATGCGCTGTAAAAAGGTTTTACCTCTACAGACTCACCATCTTTTAGCTTTAATTTTGTAATGTTCATTTCTTTCATTATAGCCGGAATTTCAAACTCCGCTAAAACTCTTGCTTGTTCTTTTAATTTTTTAACGCCGTCTTCTGCGTTTTCAATTTCATCTTCTAAATTTTTTAATTGATGAACTTTATCGGTAAGTTGTTTTGGATCAACCACTGCTTTCATCGAATCTATTTTGTCGTCTCTAAAATTTATGTTCATGTTATAACCTTTCTAATATTCTTTCTAATATATAATCCTTTAAAATACGTTTGTCAAGCCTCCGAACTAACTTTTTGATATAAGTCAATTTCAATTGGATAATATCTTCTTTCCTGTTTATCCCACTTCAATAAGTTGTATTTACCGTTAGTAATATCGGAAACAATAGAGCCGGCAACACAAATAATAGCCGGATCTCCTGTTAATAATAAGTAATCTTGGGGTGTGTAATTTTGTAGCAGTTTTCGTAATTTAAAAATTAAAGGTCCTGCACTCAAAATCATTTGTGCATTCTCGGGTAATAAAACTTTCAACGTGCCAAATTGGGAAGCACCAATAATATTAATTTTTGGCCTACCTTCCCTACTACCAGGGACATCTTGTATGACGTATACTGTATTATTCATTTCTTGACTTTACATACACTAATCTATATATCTTTTCAATAGAAAGAATAAATTATTATGCATTATAAGTTTAAAAGCAAGCCTTTTGCACATCAATTAAAAGCGCTTGAAATGTCTTGGGATAAAAAAGTATTTGCCTATTTCATGGAAATGGGGACTGGTAAATCTAAGGTTCTTATTGATAATATTGCCATGCTTTACGATAAAGGTAAGATTAATGGAGCTCTTATTGTAGCTCCTAAAGGTGTTTATAAAACCTGGCATGATGAACAGATACCAGATCATATGCCAGAGCACATAGAAAAAGAAATGGTGTTATGGGAATCGGGAGCAGGAAAAAAGAAAGAAGAAGAACTTAATAAATTATTTAAGTCTTCCGACGATCTTCATATTTTGATCATGAACGTGGAAGCATTGTCTACTAAAAAGGGAAAAATATTTGCAGCTAAATTTTTATCTTGCCATGCATCTATGATGGCAGTTGATGAATCTACTACTATTAAAAATCCTACGGCTATTAGAACTAAAACTATTATTGATTTAGGTAAAGATGTTAAATACAAAAGAATTTTAACTGGATCACCGGTTACCAAATCCCCTTTAGATTTATTTACTCAATGTTATTTTTTAGACCCATGGTTGTTAGATCAACAGTCCTACTATAGTTTTAAAACTAGATACGCCATCATGAGACAAATTAATGTTAGCGGAAGAATGATTCAAATTGTTAGTGGCTATAGAAATTTAGGGGAACTATCCAATCAATTAAAACCATTTTCATTTAGATGTTTAAAAGATGATTGTTTAGATTTGCCAGCAAAAACATTTATGAAACGAATCATTCAATTGACCGATGAACAACAAAAAGTTTATGACCAAATGAAAAAACTTGCTCTTGCTGAACTCAATGGAAAATTAACCACTACGGTAAATGCTATCACACAAATTATGCGATTACATCAAATTACATGTGGGCATTTCAAATCTGACGACGGAACTGTTCAAAAATTAAAAAACAATAGATTAGATGAACTCATGGATGTGTTATCAGAAATGGAAGGAAAAGCAGTTATTTGGGCCCACTACCGTTATGACATTGAAGTAATTGTATCAGCCATTAAAAAAGAATATGGGGACAACACGGTAGTTACTTATTATGGAGATACGACTACGGACGACAGACAAAAAGCAATTAAGTCTATTCAAGATCCAGAGAGTCCTGTTCGTTTCGTTGTAGGTACTCCACAAACGGGGGGTTATGGAATTACCTTAACC